TCCACCATTAACAATAAATAAATTCCTCTCACCGATAAGTACAGTGACATTACCAGTAAAAGTAAAACCACCAGATTTAACATCTTCAAATGATACGTCCGTGATCTGCATTGCGTTCATTGTACCAATAGTGCCAGCATAGTCACACTCAGTAACAGTTGCATTGACAAACTGGAAAATTCCATTTCCTGATGTAGACGATATGTTAAATACAGTTCCATTTGGTGCTGCAAGTCTTATCAGTGTTACCTTTGATGCACCGTCAGTTTGTGTAAACATATCGCCAGACCCGGTGTATGTGATACTTGCTACAGCACTGTCTGCACCATACACAACGCAATTGTTGCCCAGTACAAAGCGGTCTGCTGTTGTAAGATGTGCGCTGACAAGGTAAGCTGTGTCATCGTTTAATGTAATAACCCCGGCAGAAGGTGCAGGGAAGTCTGACATTTCATTGACGATTACAATATTTGATGCAACAGGTATACCAGTTGCGTTAAACACAATCGTATCGCCTGATGCTGCTATCTGCACACCTGTACCAGCAACAAGACTCCTAAACAGTGGTGCTGCTGCATTGAAATTGGTACAAAGTGTTACACCAGTTGCATCTTGTGTGAACGTATGATCTAACTGTATTCCATCTTCTGCTGATTCAGAAGCAACAATACCGTTACCGCCTTGAATTGTACGAATGTACTCATCATCAGCTATTTTCTTATATACTGGTATTGCGGTTGCTTCGCCTCTTGAGGCTAATGTAGCAAACGTTCCAAATGCAGTTATAAAATCCGCTTTAGCAATCCTAATGTTTGTTCCATTATAAACAAAATCAATATATGAGCCGTCAGGCCAATCCTGAGAAGCAATAAAATTACTTTTCTTAATGTTATTTTGTATTCTATCTGACATTTACCCCTCCTCAGTGCTGGACTCAAGACTAATAGATCCACTCTGCTCAGATTCAATAGTAGGTTCTTCAGCAGGGAAGAATCTTTCAGTTGAACCTCTATAACTTTCATTGCCTGAACCATAAGGCAACGTTGACGGAAACCTTGTGTACCCAGGTTGTACAGCTATAAGCAACATAGTATTGTACCCTTCTTCAGCAGCAAGAGCCAAAGCTGCCGGTACTCCACTTGAAAGGTACTTAGGGGCAAGGCGCATTGCCAAGTTAGCAACAATACCATCCATTGCCCCTAAAGGAACCGTAATCTCATCGTCGAGACTGTTAACTTCGGTATAACCTAAATTGATGCCCTGTGAGGCAAACTGGTGCATCATACGGTTTAATATACGTATCGCTGTTTTAGCCTCTGAAGCCTCAATTGGTGCTTCGTCAGCTTTAACAACCAAGTCTTCTAAAGCATCAGTTATAATGTCTCTAACAGTCTCCATGAGTTAACCTCTACTTAACCTCTTTCTTAGTTTTTTCTTTCTTTGTCTTTTCAGTCTTCTTTTCTTCTTCCTTTAAAGACTTTAGTTCCCAACCAAGTTTAGTAGCCTGTTCGATGTTGTCAGGAGAATCGTTTATCTCAATCTCAACACCACTGGGCTTTATCCAAATAGCCATGTTAGATCCCTTCGTAGTGGGCTTTTACACCCACTAATCTTTTATTGGTTAACTACCCCAGCACTGACCAGCGAAGAAAGGATTCAACGCTGCATATGCAGGTCTGAGGTCGATTCTGATTTTCTGAAGGTTCTCAATGAAACCAGCACCGTAGGATACTCTCATCTGAAGACCGTCTTCTGTAGTGAAGATAGTATCATGAGAATACAGTTTTCTCATCGGTACAGAACCAATTGAGAAAGCTTGTTTGTGCCAGAAAAGGTTAGGTTGATACAATGTACTTGCTGCACCAAGGACTGTTACAACTGCATTATCAGCAGGAGCAGCATCAACAGTGTTATATGCGCCACTTGCTTCATAAATTGCAGGACCAGCAATTTTGATTGTACCAGCACCAGCACCTGACAAGGTTGTATCTTCAGTAACAACGCCTGTAAACAGAACTTTGTTACCTGACTCATCAACCATAGGTTCTCTGGTGTTAAGGTTCAGTCTGTAACAACCAGCAATGCTCACAACCTGTCCAGCATAGATTTCAAGGTCAGCACCAAAACCGTCAACTGTTAAGGTCTGAATCATTGTGTCTTTGTGGGTTGCATAAGTTGCATCAGGAGCACCATTTAATGCACCTGCTCTATCAGCAGTAGCATCAGAAGTGACAGTACCAAGAGTAGTAGCTGTCATAACCTTCATACCAGCAAAGTTTTCGGTAAGAATAGCTTTTCTATGGGCTTCAGAAATCATGCTACCGGCAGATCCACCAGCACCCAGTGAACGCTGATTGGAGGCAAGTTTGCGCTGAGTAAACGGGTTCATTGCAAAACACCAGTCACTATCCATTGGAACACCTGTAGCCTGCATGATGGCGCCAGCTTCAGCAACATCATCCCATGTGTCAGCAGCAGTACCATAAGTACCTGCCATCAATCCACCATTCTTCATCATGAACTTTGCAAAGTCAACTTCAAGATCAGTAACAATTCGTTTCGCCATTGGCGTTTCAACGAGTTGTTTCTGCTGATCCATCTTAATAGCCTGATCAGCTTCATCAAAGTCAACAAAGACTGTAATGTAATTCTGAACTTCACCCATAGCTTTACCGGTGATGATATCAGACTTGGTTTTTGCTGTTAAGTCACCATCTGAGGTACGATGAGAAATATAATCAGTCGGACGTTTGAAATAAGTTTTGTCGCCTGTATCAGCGCCAAAAGCATTCTTCAAAAGCTGTGTGTTAACGTTTTTAGACAGGACCCTGTAAGATTCAAACTGTTTAAGGATCACTTTAGCGAGTTTACTGGTAAAATTGCTCTCAAATGAGTTAGCCATTATGTCATTCTCCTACTTAAAAGTTGCACCCCTTAACGCACGTTCCCCGTAGTCGGTTGGTTCTCCAGATCCACGACCTTTATCTACGTCTATGGGATCAGGGGCTTTTGTTTTTTTCTTTTTACTTAATGCTTTCGGGAGTACATTTGTAACTAAATGTACAGCTTGACTTAGGTTGTTCATGTTACTAAGTGTATCAAACTCTGTAACGTTCTTAGCCAAGTAATCAACAAGCAGAGGACCTTGTTCATGTTCAAGCAAGAAAGTTGCAAGCTGAGGGTCATTAACGTAAGCTCCAACAATGTCTTCACTTTCTTTTAGACTCTCTTTGTCAATCTTCAACTTCTCTGCATTACGTTCAAAAGACTCTACGGCCTTCTTAATGGTCTCTGCACGTTTTTGCTGTTGAGTCTTAACAATTGCCTGTTGCTGAGCCTCTTGAAGTCGGAGTTTGATCTGATGTACAGCGTGTTTTTTAATAATTTCATCACGTTCTGCAACCTTCTTATCATAGTCCTCATCATAAGGATCAGGTAAAGCAGGAATTTCAGGAGGTATGTCATCACTCTTGCTTTCGTTCAGCTTAGCTTCGAGTTCAGCAACCCTCTTACGTTCTGCTTCTAACTTTGCTTCTGCCTCCTTCACTTGAAAATGTTTACGATTAATTGCCTTTTGAATGGCATCCTGCTTGTCTTCTTCCGTTTCTTCGGGTGCTGACTCCGAAGCGTCTTCTTGAGAATCTTCATTATCATCAACTACAGCATCGTCCTGACTATCATCTTCATAGTCTTCGATACCTTCGTCAATTAAATTAGTGTTACTCAAGTTTTCCAGCAAACTGTCATTAGAGTCTGACATAAGACTATCCTTTCCCGGCGTCTATTTACGGCTGCCGTGGGCCTCATCCGTAGCTCGCTACGTGCGTTTAAAGTTATAGTTCCTGTTGTTCTTCCAAAACTATTTTAGTTTGCTCATCAATGGCTTTAATAATAGAAGGCGATAGATAAGCATCTGCTCCTGTTGCTTTAATCAATGTTGCAAGAGCTTCAGCCTGAACCTTTACATCTTCACTTTGACCTTTAATAGCGTCAAGTATCTGTTGGTTCTGTTCTTTCTGTATCTTCAACATTGATTCACGTTCTTTAAGCTGTACTTCACGTTCTTTCTGCTGGAGCTTAATCATTTCAAGTTTAACTTTCTCCATTCTGTCACTTGTCTTTGACTTCACTTCAGCAATATCTGCTTGTGCTTTCTGTATCTCAGCTTTTGCAAGCATCATTTGTGCTTGTTCAATTGGTTCTGGAGGTCTGCTTGCTTTCTCTTGTTTCTCTTTAGCAACCCTCATCTGTTCTTCTTTAGTCATCTGATCTTTAGGAATTGATCCCTGTTTGATCATCAACCAGCGTTTTCTTTCCGCTACCTGATCAATGCCCGGCGCTGTAATATTATTAAGTAAAATATCACCAGCAATCTGTAAAATTGTAGGATCAACTTTAGCAAGCTCAGTCAATGCTCTAACTGATTCTTCCTGTCTATTCCTGAAAGCAGGGCCAATATCACAAAGAACATCATAATTGCCTTGTGCTAAATCATTGATAACAACAGGACGCATAGTTTGTGTGTCCATTATCACTTTGTTAACAACAGACATATCATGTGATCCATCAGGGTTAATCATCCTAATCTCACGAGGAGTATCATAAACCTTTGGAATAGCGTCAACAAGAACAGCACCAGTATGTTGTAATGCTCTCTGTAAAGTTATAAAGTATTTGTATGCTCCGTTGTTACCTCTGTCCTGTAAACTGTCAATTGCCACACCAGAACGAGAAGCAGGACTATCGCCCATATTTGCTGAAAACATGCCACCTGAAGCACTGATATGATTAATAGCAGCAGAAGACGTTTCTACAAGACCTGGGTTAACAATAGCTCCACCTTGATAAACAGGAGGGCCGGGAACACGTTCATCAGGTTCATACAACTGAACAGATTTGTTACTGATGTTCAACTGTTCCATATCAGCAAGATACTTCTTAACTTGTCTTTGTGTAGCCCAGTATTTTGGACGTGGGCTAAGTGCCACTTCTTCAATTTTACGTGATTCAGAGAAATTAAGAACCCTGTTAGCATCTTTAAGTTTTCTAACTATACCACTGTATATAGTTTTGTTTTCTGAAATTTCAAAGTTAGCTAAACAAGGGATTACAGGCAAGTAACGAAAAACAGTCTTCTGCTTGTCATCCAACCAGTCACCACCATCAAATTTACGTGAGTAAACAGTTGTTACAGGGCGAATACGCTCACGCTCAACAGTGATACCTTTCATTTCAAGCTCATCACGTATCGTCTGAAAATCTTCGTTATCTTCAAAAATAGATCCATCAGACATTAACAAAAGTTTACGTTTCTTACGAACCTTGTACAGTCTTTCAGCAATGATAATCTCGCCGGGTTTCTTGAAATCATAAGCATGATTCATGTGTGACTGGTCAACTGACATTCCAGAACCTTCAGGATACTTCTTACGATAAGCTTGTCCTGTCATAGCGGTCTGTAAGAAGCAATAGTCAGCATCTTTAGCAGTAGGATCTTCAAAATTAGGATCAAACCAAACCCTATTTGTAAAGTTAGAGATAAACTTAATCTTGAAATCCTGATCAAAACTGTCTTCGTTACACCAATCAGTGTACAACCTCCAACCAGAAATACCAGTAGTTATAGACTCCCTTGCTGCCATGTGGTAAATCTGAGTAGCGTTTGACATTGTTTCTATGTTACGAATCAACCCATCATACACTTTAGCTGTATTTACAGTGGCTTTATGACCAGCAGGGCGAACCTTTATAGAGAACTGAGCCTGAGACAACTCACCCATTATTTGATCTACAATAGGTGTGATTCTGTCAAACGTGTAACGTGGACGTTCCATCATAACATCTGCTAAAAACGGGTCCCACATACCGTCAGGTTTGTTCAAGAAGTGATCCGCTTCAATTGCTTCTTCACGTGTGTCGTAATCTGCTTCTTGAGCATTATATAGATCAGTTAAGTTGTCTTCAAAAGTAGTCATATTATTTCCATAAACTATGCTGGTTAATTACTATTGCTTCACCGTCATCCACGTACAAAGATGTGTTAACTTCGCTCATTGTCATAGCATCGAACAAGTTTGGAGATTGAATCTTATGCTTAGACAACATCTGTTCCTTTGACATTATTTGTATCTTCCCCAATCTGTTAGGAATTCGTGGAATCCTACAGGTTTCGGAGCGTAAGACGTCAATGCAATCAATACTGCTGTCAATAGAAATAATATCAGCAGGATTAGTATAAACTCCTTTCTCAACTGCCAGATAAGTTTTAGCAAAACGATCCCTCAAATGCCAGATCTTTTGCGCTCTCAAGTTGTAAAAAGCATCCTTGTTAGTGCGAGACTTCATCTTATCATATTCAGTTCCAGAGTAAATAGCTTCAGGTTCTTCTACGGTGTTGTTACTATTGAACGCAATATAGTCTGTCTTTGTTCCTTTAAATGCGTCATCAACCTGTTCAATGAACGGTAGTCCAATGCCATTTGCATCCCAAATAAACCAATCAGGCTTAACTTCTCTGGCATAGCCAATAGCCCAATCAAACCCTTCGTTTACGTTACCTGTAGCTTTAAGTTGTGCATCTTTAATGAGAATACCATGACGATGAACAAGTGCCTTGTCATCAGGGCCTAAATCCGACGGATCGTGTGTCACAATCTCCGCACCTGTTGGTTCAATGTTAAGTTTCTTATGTGCATCTATTGCAGCATCAAACCATTCAGCATGAATTACAGCATTCTCAACTGTATCATTGAAATGACCCAACCAAATATGATCATATTCAGCTTTAGACAATATCTGCTTATCCAATTGTCTTTCCAAATTCAATGTTTCAGGCATCCAAGGATTCTCATCATAGTTTGTCCAAACAATATAGTGTAGATCATCTTCGTACACCCCTTTAGTCATTAATTCATTGTAAAAAGGTAAGATAAAACGCTGTGAAACGTGATCCAACCTTGACAAAGGGTTAAGTGACAACCAACACTCGCTACCTTCTTCACGAAGCGTAGGTGTTAACATCTTCAATGACTGCTGTGACACAAACTGAGCTTCTTCCAACCAGAAAATGTTAAAACCATTGAATGATTTAACACCTTCTGCACTACGAGCAAGACCTTTAAAACGAAACTTGCCACCATTCTTGTGCTCTATAGTTGATTTGTGAACCTTAAAACCAGTAAGACCCCTTCTTTGTATGGAGTCTGACAACATAGAATGAACACTGTCCTCTATTGTGTTCTGGTGTTCACGAAAACAACCAACTTTGTAGCCATATCGGTCAACCAAGTACAACAGTATTTCAGAGATCGAGTAACTTTTGGTTCCAGACCGCCCGCCAAACGCTACTTTAAAACGTTTAGGGGTTGTTAAAAATGGGACAAGTTTATCTGTTAATCGGAGTTTCTTATCCGTCACCATCGTTGTCGTCTTCTTTCGACTGAACCTTAGTGTTTATGTGGTGAACCTCCAATTTCCAATTGTCTTCTTCTTGTTCTCCCTGCTCAAACGCTGAGTTCACAACCAGTTGCTGCTTCGCGCCGTATGCTCCAGTAAAAACCTTCTCCAAGAAAGTGACGGATGACAAAGAACCATCGGCCTTTTCCAAAATAGAGAGATGCTCTGCTTTCATTTTAGCAAGGGCAAATATTTCAGCCTGAGCAAACATGATTAACTTGCCAATTGACAACCTTGCACCTTTAAACAACATGGACAACAGAGTTGCTGACCAACCAATACTGTTAGCAACATCCTCTAAAGACAATCCTAATCCTCTATGGTATGCATACTTCTCCATATAATAAGGAGTAACGTACTTGTTGTTATAACAATCTGAATCCCTGTCAAACAAAGAGAAATTTTCTTCAGCGAACAAAAGGATTTCTTCTTCCGATGCGTCCGTTTCTTTTGAAAGGTATACAAGGGTGTCAAATGTTGAAAAGTGTCTCTTATCCATTGTTTTTCCGGTTTTTAGTTGCCTGTTTTAGGGTTAAACAACCCTGTTTATTTTAGTATATAGAGGGATCAGCGCCCTGTCAACAAGAAATCAACATATGTTGATATATTGGTTGACTTTTTTGGATTTAGGGTTTGGTTATGGTGGAGTTATGGTGAGTTAGGGTGAGTAAGAGAAGTTAGTTTAGACTAACTTGTTAATTGCCAAGGGACACATATTGCTGCCTTGAGTTATATATACGAAACCCGAAACCGATCGACAATTGAAATCGGCGCTGATTTACAGAAAACACAAGAAAAATGTAGGAATTAACAATGAACAAAAGGCAACACAGAAAACACAAGAAAAATGTAATGATCACCACTTGCCGGTTGCCAGTTGCCGGTTGCC